GATCTTATTGCTTCCTCTATATTGGCCATCGTTTCCCCTGTGTTCCGGTGGATTGCCCCCTCTCGTTGGCACTTGGCTAAGCACGATTATAACCCCGCCGTTCTTGAAGAAGCGAATTCAGTCGTCCCCAACCTTGCTTTGCATTACACCCCGCTCCCTGAAGCCCCCCGACCTGACGACTTTGTCTTCCAAGGTCACCAACTAGATTCGCCGGGAGATGGCTACAATTTCCAGTTTGTTGATGATGCCATGATTCATACCCCTCGCGAGCTCCTTGTTAATCCGTCCCTCGCGTCCAACACCATTGAGTCCATGTACCCCGACGCTCGCGTTTACGGCCGCGAGCTCAATTATCGCGGTACACACACCCTTCAGGTCAACCCCGACGATTACGCTACTGCTGTCTTCCTCCGCCATCGTCGCACAGATGCGGCCACTGAAGCTTGGACGTTCAAAGAGCGGTACGTTGCCCCCTCTCGCCCATCCACCACTTATCTTGGTGCCGGTCTTGCGCTCTTTTCCGCTTTTGACGCCACTTACTCTCCCGAGTACCCCCCTTTCAACCCCGCTATTATGGAGCAAGCCTGCGAGGAGGACTACGCCGCGCTTCTTGAAAAGGGCCCCAAGTGCTTGATCAATATCGCCTACCGCAATGATCCCACTCTTGATCCCGGCAAAGCTGAGACTTTCCTCAAGTCTCAGGACGTTACCAAGCTCGGCACCGAGTTTCGCAAAGCCAAGAAAGGCCAGATGATCACCGGCTTCGCTGCCGCTGTCAACGCCCGCTTCGGTGGTTTGTCTCGTTACCTTTATCGAGCCGTTCGTACTTCTCTCCCTCCCGAGATCTTGCTCCTCAACGGTGTCACCCTTGAAGAGCAGGAGCTTTGGTTCCAGGAACATTGGGATTTCTCCAGCCCCAGCTATGAGGACGACTACACCGGCTTTGACGGCACCCAGAACGAGGAATTCCTCTGTTTCCAGGTCCACCTAATGCGCGCTTATGGTGTCCCCGATCCACTCATCGACGATTACGTCAACTGGGTTACCCACCTCTCCTGCATGATGGGTCCCCTCGCTATCGTCATCGCATCCGGCTTTAAACCCACCTGGCTCTTCAACACCCTTGACAGCATGGCTTATCAAGCCCTCAAACACGACCTTACCCCCCATCGCCGCGCCGGCTCGCCCACAATTGCTCGCGCCTTTAGCGGTGACGACACCCTTCACAATGAACACACCCGCGTTCGCGACGAGTTTTATCGCTTGGACCACAAGTTTCTCCTCATTTCCACCGGTGGCCATACCGACATGCCTCATTTCTGCGGCACCCTCAACACCCCATCTGGCACCTTTGCGGATCCCGAGTTGCTGTTTCTCCGCTGTCTCTACAAGCTTCGTGTCGGCC